TTGCTGTTGATATTTTAACTATCAAATCATTATGTCCATTAGTAGGAGCTTGTTTATTTTCCCATAATTTCATTTTAAAATTAGTAAAATCAAAAGTATTAATGTTATCACCAAAAGGAATATGCCATTTACCAGCTTGTAATTGTTTAGGAATAGATTCATTATAAACATCCCACATATTTTCTGCTAATGCCATTATATGTATTTCAGATTGACCTTTATTAATTTCTAACCATTTTAAATTAGATCTATTACTACTACTTTCAAAATGTTTTATCATATCTTTTTTACTTCTATATAATCTACTTAGATTATCATTGTGTTGAAAAACACTATGTAAAGAAGCATCATATTGAGGACATCTTAAATCAAAAAAGTTTTCTAATCCTTCTTTTCCTGATGTCATAATTACTGTATGCCACATAAATGGTTCAAGTAATCTATTACAAAGTTGTTTGGTTGTTTTTAAATTATTTAAAGATTGAGCTGATTTTATAGCTTCTCTACTTTGTAATATCCATAAATCTTCAAGTCTTTGAATATCTTGATTATCTGTAAAATATTCAGTTCCCTGCATACCTTTATGGTCTTTTTGCCATGCAATAGGTATAAATGGATTATCTTGTACTGACTTAACCATTTTTTCAAATGGTATTGCTCTACTACTTGCACTATTTCTAGAAAACATTCTATGAGTATTAAACTCAGCTAATATTATTCTTGGAAATGTAAGTATAAAAGTAGTTAATCTATCTCCTTGTGGAGAAATACTATCTGCAATTACTTTTGCTTCTATCATGTTTTTATTTTTTAATGTTCAAATGATATATTATGATCTTCTATGATTTCATAAAACTTTTTAAATACTTCTTCTAAAACTTCATATTTATCTATATCTCTACCATCTAACATCCACTCTAAAGACTTTCTTGCATTCCTAAAATCATATAATGCCCAATAATAGTCATTAGCTTTAACAGCCATTTTGAAATTCATAGTATCATCTCTTTCAGGATCATCTAAGTCAAATTCTAATTTAGCTTTCATTTGTTATATCTTTTAATTGGTTAAAAATATTTTCTTGATTTTCTCCCCAATACATTTTACAATTAAATTTATTATTATTTAATTCAAATGGAGGTTCAACAAAATAAGATTGCCTATCATCAGAACTTATAGCAGTAAACCTATAACATTGTTCTTTAATAGGACAACCTTTTCCTTCACATTTAGTTATATCTGCCATTTATTTTGATTTATATGTTTCTTGATAATATTGTTGAAATTCTTTTCTATGGTATTCAAAACTATTGTCACCATTTACATAATTCATTTTAATATAATGCCACATCTGTTCCTTTTCCATTTCTTTGGCTTGTTCAAAATATTGTATCTTATCAATATTGTATAACGCGCTTCTTGGAATCATTCTTTCCATTCTTTCGTATAGCCATTCTACTGCTGTTTGTTTCATGTTATTGTGTTTAATTTTCACCTATATACATTTTACTTAATAGGTGGTTAGTTGTATAATATTAAATATCAAGTTAATATATGATTATTTTGTCCAGTTTATTGAATAAAAAACTGGACATTTATTCTTGTAAATCATAAAAATAATCTACTTCTACTGTATATCCTAAGTGTTCTAATACTTGTTTTACAATAGTTTCAGTATCTTCATTTTGATTTGATAATTCAACTCCATTAATCTTTGTAATAACTCCAGAATTGTAACAACATCCATCTCCACAGGAATAACCATATTCAGTAAAAGTTATTCTTATTGTTTTATCATCCATGTTATTGTGTTTTAAAATTTTAAAATAATCCTGACAGGATTTGAACCTGTATGTAAACCTTTTATCAACTTACCCTCACTAAAGCGTTTCTGTACAACCTACTTTAGATTTATGGTGGTAGTTTACTTGTAAGTTATTGCAATGCGTCTACCAATTCCGCCACAGGACTTTAATTGTAAATATATAACTTTACTTTTTAATGTTATTTGTAAATCTATAACTTGTCAGAAAATATATCTTATTGTATTCCAAGGTATTATTTCATCATGCAATTTAACAAAATCCTGAATATATTTATTCTTTAATTGCCACTTATATCTTATGTTTTTAGAACCATAAGATGATATTTTATTCTCTTGAAATTCAGGAACCCATAATAATTTTTCTGCTTCAGGATTATTTACCAAATTATATTCGTGCATACCACTATTATGTGTAAGCATTATACATTCTGCTAACACATTAGGTTTAATATCATCATTTACTAAGTCATTTACTTGTCTAAATAACTCTTGATAATATTTTTTAGTGCCAGGTAATATAATAATAGGACTAAAATTGACATGCACATCGTAACCTGCTTGATAAAATAAGTTAATAGCTTGTATTCTTTCTATGATGCTAGAAGTATTGGGTTCTAATTTATCTGACAATTCTTGTGGCATTAGAGAAAATCTTATTCTTATCTTTCTTTCAGGATTATAATCTAATAGTTTGTAGTTTACATACTTAGTTGCAAAAGTACCTAATATTTTTGGATGATCCTTAAAAAAGTCAAATATTTTTTCCCATTGATGATACTTTAAATGTAGTGCAAAATCTTCATTGCAACTAAAGTCATAACTAATTAACTCAGAGTGAGTTTGATTAGGTTTTTCTATCTGTACAGTATTTGCATGATTGTTTATAACTGCTAATATTTCATCTACATTATCAGCTATTGATAAACCTTCAGGTTTATTTCTTCTCATGTAGCAATAAGCACATTGATATAAACAGCCATGTATAAAAGAAGGAGTAATAAAATCACTACTCCTTCCACTCACTTTTATATCTAATGCTTTTCTAATTGTATGTGTAATCATGTTATATGTGTTTAGATATAAATGTTTGATATTATATACAAATTATATTAAAATGCATATAATATCAGACATTAATTCTATTAAATGAAATGTTATTTAATACTTTTATATCCTTGTTTTGCCATTCCCATATTTCACCATTATCTTGAATAACAGTAAAGAGTTTAGATGTTTCAGTACCATACTCAGTAACTAACCATATAAACCCTTTACCTTTAGGAGTTGTAACCTCTATTCTATTTTGTGGTTCAAATATGCTAATCATATCTCATAGTTTTCTAAGAAATGTAACACATCAATATAAAATTGATTTTGTATTATTCCAGTAGGATTATCAAAATCAGTAGTAGCAGTTATAATTTTCATTATTGCTACAATAGCACAGTTTTTAGCACTTCTTTTTTCTTGTACTAAATCAACTTTATTCCATTCTATTGCAAGTAACATATCCTTACAAAGTTCTTTAGCATATTTTTCTACTGCTTCTTTATTATCTATCATATTTATATAATTTATATCGTTCAACAATAGCTATAATTAGCTTATCATAATTAGGATTAGTAGCATAACCTGCTTTCTTTAATCCTCTTGCCCAACCTTTATAGTTAGACTTTTTTAATTTAGTAAGATGATTATATCTACTACTTACAAGTAATTTAGAATGTTCTCTATAAGATTCCCATGCAGAGTCAAATACTCTAAACATATCATCAGGATCATCATCAGCATAATTAGCACATTTATGTTTTGAGTTTGCTTTACACTTAATTCCAAAATGATTATTTTCTTTTCTTGCAAGTTTAGATTGACCTGCATTAGATTCAATAATACCTTGAGCAAGTGTAATAGATGCTGGAATATTATAAAGTTTCATTTCTTCAACTGCTGTATTATAGTAACGCTTAACGTAAGCATTTACTAATTCTTCTTTACTAAGATTAGATTTCTTTGCTAACTTTGCTTTTTGCTCTTTAGTAAAAGCATTACCTACTGCTGTAGCAGGATTAGCTGCATTAAAATCTTCATCTTCATACTCATTAATGTCATACATTAACTTTGTAGTATCAGCTTTAGGTCCATGATATTTAGGAATATACAATATGGACATTTCTTTTTGCTGTTGTTCATTTTTATATAGGTAATTTTGATACAAAATAAAAGCTGCAAAAGCAGCTAGTCCTATAAGTTTAAGTGTGTTGTTCATGTTTAAATAGTTTGTGTTTTTAAATAAATTCGAAAATCATGATCTAATTCTACTTCCCAGTCATTACTATTTTCATCACTAAGTATAAATGGATCTATGTTATCAAAATCAATTAACAGTAGTTTTTCAGCTCCATCAATTTTCATAGTAGCTCCTAACAATGGTGCTGTAAATGTTGTTACTTCTTGAGTATCATCTACTTTTTCAAACTCACCTTCAATCAAAATGTAATCATTTTCAATTCTAATTAGCTTCATCATAGTTTTAAGTTTTAAAGTAAAGGGGCATTTCTGCCCCTTAATGATTAAATGTATGTAAAAATTTCTTTCTCATCAATATTGGGTGGTAATTCTAATTCAGCTTCTTCGTGTAACTCTTCTAGTTTCAAATTGGTTTCAAAATATTCATTTACTTTCTTTACAAATTTAACTCTATAGTTATTATCTTTTATCACAATTGCTTTATCATCATCACTTAATGAATCTATTATTTCTTTATCTAAATACATTTTACTGTATTTACCTGATAAGAACAAATCAAGATCTATTATGTTATCTGGAAGTTTAACAACTAACATGTGTAGTCTACCATGTATTAGGTGATCTACTGCATAATCATTTTCATAATAGTCTTGTTCTCTTAACCAACTTATAACTTCTATAAACTGTTTAGTGCATTTCTCAGTATCAACAAGAATAAAGATTTGATGTTCTATCTTTTCATCAATAATCATATCTCCAATACCATATGCTAACTTAAATACACTAGACAATTTCTTGACAAAATCTTCACCATAACATCTAAGACATGGCTTGATAAATCTAGCAGTCTTATTCATGGTTACTTTGCCTAACTGAATTTTTATACCCTCCATAACTAGTATTTTTGATAATCTGAACCAATAGTAAATATACCATTATTCATCTCTATTTCATAATCTTTATCCCATCCATTTTCTTGATGCCACTTATAAATATATAAGAGTTTTCTCCAACCATAAGAGTATAATTCTGACTCATAAGTAGTATTAGAAACCTTAATTGCTCTTAATCTACTTGAACCAAATTCACCTGCATTGATAAACTCTTGAGAACATAAATAAATTAGTGGATCACATTGCTTAGTAGTAGATGCAACAATAAATCTAAACTCATGGATAGCATAATCTTGCATATTGTTATCTTCTTTCCATTGTTGCAATGCTTTCATATACCATGATGCTTGGATATCATATCTTCTTCTTAAAGCTTGATAATCAAAAAACTTAGTATAATCTCCCATAGTTTTAATATCTATTGGAATTATAGTTTTATACATATGATCTACAATAACCATATCCAATAATGCTTTACACTCTACCTCATCTACATAAAAATGAATTGGTACTTGATAATGAATATCATGATTATACTTAGCATCAGCAATAAAATAATCTCTAGTAAATCTATGCTCTTGTAACTGATTAACTATAGATACACATTTCATATATTGATCCTTATCTAGTATAGTTTTACCTTCACTTTGTACTAGTTCATGCCAATATACTTCACCTTCTGTAGAAACTTTTGCAATCTTAGTATCTATTTTCCAATTAGGTTGATAGTTATGAGCTTCAATAGCTGAAAGTAAATCATTTTCAAATAAACTATCTGATGTTCTACTTTGAAATACTTGTTGGATTATTGACATAATAGTATCACTTGGTTTAGTAATATTACTAATGTAATAGTTATCATTCCAATAATCTTCTCCCATTGTAATAACATCATCTACTGCTTTACCAATCAAGAAATGTTCTTTCTCTTCAAAGAATAAATCAGGTTCTCTAACTTCTTGAAATGCTTGTGCACTTATACTTAAAAGTTTTAATTTACTCTGATTTAATGCTGAAGATTCTATATATTCTTGTATTGCTTTTTTATTACTCCTTATTACCATATGCTAATTTTAATAATGTAAAAAAATCTTCAAAAGTCATAGTTACCATTGAACTATATTCATCTCTCTTTTTACCTGCTGTTCCTTGTTTATGATGTATTAATACTTTAGGAAGTTGTTTAGAGAGTTTAGGAAGTTTAGTTTCAATGTTTTTTAGGACTTCTTCAGCCTTTAATCCTTTTTGCAATCCTGCTTTAATCTGAACTAATAAAGGAATATTTGCTAAGTCAACTCCTGCATCATCTAACATTCTTGATGCATATCTACTAGTTTGACAATCTTCAAATAATTCTTTAAATTTAAGGGCATATAGCCTTTCAGCATTATGCCCTTTAGTTCTGTTAGTGTTAGCCATAAAGTTTCTTCAATTCTTTGTTAGGTAAAGCAATTAATTTAATGTTTTTAGTAAACGGATGTAATTTATTAAATGCTTTTGAACCTACAAAATCTTGACTAACATAAATTTCTAAACAACGATCTAAATAACCTTTATTAGTATATGCTACACTAATATATTTTTTAGGAACTACTGTTACTATTAATATATCTAATGTTTCTGCATCTAAAACTATACCTTTACCAACAAGTATATTTTCAGATTCTATGTAAATCAAACTATCTCCATGTAACCAATATTCATAAATTTTATTAGCAGTTTTTACTACACCACTTCTTAAATATGTAAAATTATTATTAATATTTAATAATGGATAATGATTTTTAAATATTGGTAAAGTAAAATCTGTTCTTACATTTTGGCTACGAGTATATAATTTTATAAACACACTATGATAAGGAAATGTTATTGGATTCATAAATCATAAGTTTCAGTTACACAATTAGTTGGAATAACATAATCCCATATGTATGGAACTTTAAATACATTATCTTTCCATACAAAATGATTAGCTACAGAATTTGTAATAAATGCTGTCATATGAGATGCAATCATAGCTGCACTATGACTTACTTGTTTCATAGTACATGGTGCTTCTTCTACTTCAGAATCATCAAACAAATGTTTATCTATATAATTTAAGATTCTATCAGATTGATTTTTCTTAATTACATAAATTCTCATTTGCTCCATCAATAATCTACCATCTACAAATAATGCATTTTGATCTGAATCTTCTAAAAACTTATTAAACATAACTTTTCTAGCTTCCATATTATCAAATGCAGATACATAGATAGGCATACCATTATGCATGTATGTTTTTAATGTAGTATTAGGTTCAATTTTAGAAATGCGACCATTATATCTATATCCAGTTCTTACAAATTCAGATAATAGATTTTCTACTGCAACAGTCTTTAATTCACCTATAGAATCAGCAAAAAATAATTGACCACCAAGATTATGTTCTTCTACTGTATCAAAATCATATTGTGTTATTTCAAATCCTGCTTTAGCTAAGAAAAATGCTAACCAACTGCCAATGCCACCAGCACCACCAATATTTACTCTAACATATTTCCCATACCATATTGCATCCTTAAATCTATTTCTGTTCATAATATTTTAATTTTGTTGTTCTAACAATTCTACTAAATAAAATATAAACCTATAATCATATTGACTATAGTGTAATTCCTCAAGAAATGTTTCTTTATAGTATTCTAATTGCTCCTTGTAATCTTTAGCTTTAGGCTTTAACTTTAAGATTTCAGTAGTTATCCTATCAAAATTCTTATTTAATGAATAAGCATATTGCTCTAAAGTAAATTCAGGATCAGATACAATACAATTCTCAATATCTTCTAATGCTTGTTCAAAAGAATCATTTTCTATTTCTACACCTAATCTTAAAAGTGTAGTGAATAATTTTTCTTGTTGTTTTAAATCATCAGAAAACATAGATTCATCATCAAATAGAAATTCTAATTGTTTATCTAGTTTACTATTTGCTTTCCAGCTTTCTTCACCAAAGAATGGAATTTCTTTAGGATTTATCTTAGGAAGTGATTTAACAATTGCTTTAGGTTTATTGATTTCATTAAATTGATCTAAAAATTTAACATCAACATTATACAATGGATTTGGAATTATAACTTTACAGTTATAATTAGCCACATATTCATCTTCTTGTGGTAACTCTAAAGTCATTGTTTTATTGTCAACATCTTGATATTGATAAGCAGTAGATGATAATCTTTTCATTCTAAATGCCAACTTAGCAGAAAACTCATTAGCATTATTTACTATAATACTTAGATATGGTTTAATATGCTCAGAGTTTTCATTTACTTCCTCCAAATCAGTTCCTGAAAAGAATGTTTTCATATTGTGATGACTATGAATATGACCTATTTTATATTCTAAATAATCATTTTCAACTATAAAATTCAATACTCTTTCATCAAAATGATATGAAGTAAATCCTGTTGTACCCTTGTCTAATGGAATTAAATCTAATACTTTTATATCTAATTTCTCAGGTTGATCTAATCTACCTTTAATATCATATATAATACAACCTGACCATTCTACAGTACTAATATTCTTACATAAGAATTGAATTTTATGCCATACTTTATCAGAAAGGATAACTGTCACTATCTGACTCAAGTCTAGAAATGGTAGCATCTTCTTGAAGCTTGACAATTCTTTTGATGTGGTTTGTTTTAATTTGTTGTCTAACATAATTTTTAAAGGTTTTTGATAATACATACTTATAATTATCTTTTTCAAGCTTTATTGTATCATCAATAGTTAGAAAATATTTTTTACCATTGAACTTTAGATAATTAGAATTTTTTTCTACATCAGATTTAATTTCTATCTCATCTACATTTAAAATTCTACCATCTACTTCTATTTTGACAAATTGTTTAACATCAGCTTCTAATATATCTAAATGAAAATCTAATACTTTATCAAATAGTATATAATCTATGTCATCATTTGTAGGAAGTGAGTAAATAGGTTCATTATTATTACTATAATAAACATCTAAATAGTCATACAAACTGTGATGAACATTATTATTAATATAGTATCTTATATACTTAGAAGCAGATCTTTTAATCTCAAAAGGAGTTTCTTTAGCTTTAACTTTATTTGCTACATCATCTATTGCTGACATTCTTATATATGGTGTACCTTCAATAGATTCATACTCAATTACAGATACTATATTTCTGACAAACAATTCAAAGAAATCAGATATATTTTCTTTCTTTTTAACAGCATCTTCAAGTAATGCCATAGATACATGTATTTGATTATTATAACCTAAACACATAGTTTGAAAATTTAACCATACAGGATTATTTTTATCACCAAAAACTCTAGGTAAATGAGAATGTCTATAACCTGCTACTAATTCATTGTTAGTGTAAGTAGATCTAGAAGCTTCAAAACTAGAATTGAGTATTTTACCATCTTTATCTATATAAAATTTTACAAAGAAATCTTTGATGATTTTACTTTTATTCATTTGATTTTTAATGGTAAACTTGGGAAAATAAAGAGTTACTTGTAAATATGAAGTTATTTTAATATAGTTAAATGAAAAGTGAGTATGTTCTGTTACTGGATTAAAATCATTTCTTGTAGAAAAGATTTTACAATCTTCTATTACTCCAGCATTTATCATTAAATACTCAAATATATCTTTACCATATACATGTGATATAAAATATTTTAAAGAATACTCATATTCAATTTCCATTGTATTTAATACTTCTACAATATTTTCTAAGAAATAATAATCATTTGATAAGTCTTTATTTAGAAATTTAGTGTAGATAATATTGTGTAATTTTTCTTCAGAAATTTTATTATTGATATACATTCTGAATAGTTCATCAGTTGTTAACATAGTTCTTAGTGATTAAAAAAGTCTGATAGAGTTTCCCCTACCAGACTTAAAATGAATAAAACTATTTAATTACAATCCTTGTGACATCTTTCTCAACCATTCTTGCTCCTCACTAGACAATGAAGATACACTTATTACATTTCTACAGATTTCAGATCTAAGACTATTTAAAGTCTTGTTGCCATAAATCAAGTCAATAGCAATTTCAAAATCAGCTTCTCTTTCATCATAAAATGAAGTAGATCTGATTAATTCTACTGCTTTCTCTATTTTATCTACATCTGCATCATATGTATCAAAATCATCATCACTCTCCATATTATCTTCTATCTCCCACCAACTACTCAATAATGAATCTAATTCAGATGCAGACTTTAGAGTATAGTTTCTGCCTTGATTAAAATGATTTTTAGCAGCATCACCATAATTAGCAATGATAGACTGAATAAGTTCTCTTGTTTCTCTATATCCACCAGATTTAGTTTTCTCTGGAGATAACATTAATACAAAAGATCCTGTAGGTAAAACAGCATCACCTCTTTCTAAAGATGTATTGTTTCTGCTTTCTACTACTTTCATACCTTGATATGGGATATCATTAGATAATAAATCTGCTTGTAATTCTTCCCATGTTGTAGCTGCACTTTCTAATTGAAATAAACCTGTGCTTGTGCTATATACTTTTACTGTTCTCATGTTTGTTTACTTTAAAAAATTAATTAATTCTTGTTTCTTACCTGCTTTGATGATATCAGCAGGATCTTTTTCCTCAAATGGTAATACAATATTCATAGCTTTATCCTTATAATGACTATTGATATACTCTACTAACTTGTTAGAAGCTATTATACCTGGCTCATCATTATCAAATAACACTATAACATTTGTAAACATATTTAAATGAGTACTAAGTATTTCCATATTAGGAAACATACCCTCATTTTGAAAATATATTACATCTTTACCAAGATTAGTTAATACTCTCCAATCCTTATAACTTTTAGATATGAATAGTGTATCACCTATAAAAGGAAGATTTGATGTACCTCCAATAGTATTTTTAGTAGTATTGGTTAACCATTTGTATTCCTTAGCTTTAGGTCTGCATATTTTAATACCTTGTTCCTTAAAAGATATAGTATAAGTTGTTTCCTGTGGATATGGTGTAAATACATTACCATTTACTTTATACCACTTAGTAGCAAATATATTATCTTCTATTAACTGAGAACTTGTTATCTCATACTGTGACCAGAATTGCTTATGATAATTATCAAATGGTTTAGGACAAAACTCTAATGTATTGGAAGTAGTAGATACAATGGATTCAGATTTATATTTTTTAAATTCTGATTCACCCTGATATAAATCAGTTTCTAATATATAGGTCATAGCATCTTTAAATGTCAATGAATAATACTCTTGTATTACACCTATTACATCTAAGTTAGCTTTACCACTATTAGCAAAATCAGTAAAATATAATTTACCTTTATACCATTGTATCCAACATCCTGGGCTATCATCATTTCTGAATGGACTCTTTATATAAGTCCCAACTTCAAAGTTTCCAAACACATGCTTGAAAACTTCTTCTTGATTTATTCTAGAAAAGAATTCATCTATAGATGATATGTCATCATGATAGCCATACATAGTTATTTAATTTTAATCCCAAGAAGATTGAATAGGCTCATCACTTGTTGAACTCTTAGCAAAATTAGAACTCATAAACCAGTCAGTTCTAGTGATGGGATGTAAAATTACTTCATCTTCTGTAACTTTCACATAAATGATACCTTTATTATCATCAATAGTAAGTGTTTTACCATTAATTTCTAAAGATACTTTCTTTGGTCCTGCAGGTACTAATGTTCCTGTTTCACCTCTAAATGTAAATTCAGAGGACTTGTGACTAAATGTCACAGGTTCAAATTTACCTTGTTGAGCAGGTACAAATACTTTACCTTGTTTTACATTAGATGGTAATTCTACATACTTAGTACCATTGTCATTCTTAGAAGTCCAAGGATATTGGCAGAATACATCCATTTCTACATTACTGAAGTTAGATGGAAGTAATCTGTTAAGGATATCACAGAATGATCTAAACCCTGTAGCAGCATTTAATCCAGCTTTCAATTCTTCTTCAGTTACAAAACATTTCATCAATTGAGAAATCTTTGCATTGAATTCATTGAATGCAGCTTTCATTTCTGCACTACGAGGATCAGTTACCTGATTGCCATTCTTATCAATAGCTTTAGTTACAGGGAATTGTCTGTAGTTTTTAACTAATCCACCAGGGAATTCAAATGCAATATCAAGACACTCTTGAGCTGCACCATCTTTACCACCATTAGGATTAAATTCCAACTTAGTCATCTTAACACCTTGGTTTAAACCAAATGCCATTGAACTTGATGATTTCTCATCATTTGCATAACCATACATAATAAATAAATTTAAAGGATTATAAAAAATTAAATAGATTGAACATCAAAGTCATGAGTTATTGCTACTGGTTCTAATTCTACTATTTGAGTTTCTGTTTTAGTTACATCATCAACTAATTCAAATAATACATTTACTTGTTTAGTCTTTCTACCTTTTAATTGTGGATGAGAAAATACTTGTTTTAGTTGAGCATTAGTCAAAGAATATTTATCTCTGATTTCTTCTCTTGTCATGCTGTTAGCTAAATCATTTAATACTGAACTGATTGTGATTTGGATCTTTTCCATTTTAATTTTGTTTTTTAGATTTATAAATAGTTTTAAGTTCCTGTTGGAGATGTACTGCTAAGTCTTCAGGTTTAGCAGTATAGACTAATGTACCAGTTTTTACTGGTGATAATATTTTTTTCTTAGCCATTGTAATAATCATTTACTTTATCAAGCACATATCCTAAGTCATTTGGAATATATAGTTCAAACATTCCAACTGCAGACTTAGCAGGATATCTACCATCAAAATTTGTTACAAATTGTTTGATAGCTTTCTTATTCTTGGCATCAAATTCTTGAGAACCATATAATACTATGTCAAACTTACCCTCTAATGAAATATATTGGTCAATCATTTTACCAACAGTCTTAGCTTTATAAGAAGTACCAAAAGCATTTTGTACTTCCTCTGGATGAGTTAGTACAATTACATTACCTTTAAACTTCTGTGTTGATTTAAAGATTTGACCAATAAAATAACCGATGTCAGAAAATTTATCAAAGCCACTTGTCTTAGCTTTATCCATATAATAATCTGCCATCAAATACTGAAAGTCATCAATAACAAGAGTTTGTATCTTTGGATTCTTCTCATTGATTACAGATATTGCACCTGCAATAGCCATAGCATCATTAGATTCCAAATAATTACCACTTGCTAAATCTTTACCATCAATATGTTTGTAATGCTTTCTCCATCCTCTTGATGGTAAATCTTTACCACTTACATTGATAAGAAAAGTTGTTTCAGGATTTAAACCTGTAATGTCTAGTTCCTCACTAGGACAGATAGAAGTACTTTTGCCGAAACCTGATTCAGCAATAACCATAATTTTTGCCATTGTTTTGTTTTTAAGATTTAAAATATAATTCTCCTAGTGCAAAATACTTATCAGAATAAGTATTCTCTACAATAGTAACCATGTTACCATTTTCTAATCCATTGATGTAATACTGAGCATATTCATCAGTAGATGATTTAAGTTCTTCTATTATTTTAGAAGAATCTACTTTTGTACAACCATAAATTGGTGTATGAGTAAATGCTATTCTGATGTTAGAATCAGAAATTAAATTACGATAATAACCTTTTGGTGCCATAGTTTATATTTAAATAGTTTGAAAATGCTTTATATTACCTAACATACTAACACCTAAATGTTGAGGACATTCTGTGTCACGAGATTCTACTAGATGTATTGATCTGTAATTAGGATATTCATGTAAAGGATAACCAAAATGAACTGATAATCCATACTTTTCATCAGTAGGATTAAATAGAGTTAAAAGATAATCACATTCCTCTGATAAATTACCAGAATCTTTTACATCCTCACCAGTTGGATATATAAATTCACCATTGAATTTTAATCTTTCTATATTGGATATAGATCTGTTTAGATGCACAATATGAACAAATGTAAAATGACAGAAATTGCGTAATTCTACAGTATATTCTATCCACTTATCCATATTTTCTTTCATAGTGTAACCTCTTTCTCTTTTGAGTTTACGAATGTGGTCAGTAATTATAATAGTTCTTTTTTGCTTATCAGCAATGTTATAACCTATTAATCTTTTCTTCATAACCTTCTTACCATCTTCTGTAGTTTCATAATCCTGATATACAAACTCACCATTCTTTTTAGCATAAGCAAGAATAGTATTTCTCATACCTGTAGGATTATCTCTGTCTTCCAAGAATTGTATTATACCTTCCTTTACTTGATGTCCTCTAATATCATACTCTCCAAAGAATGGAATTATTCTATTGGTATAAATATCTTTTAGTATAGCTTTATGCTCATCAGATAATGGAATAATATTACCTTGTCTGTCTTGTAGTTTACCTAACAGATATCTACTTGACAAAGGATACTCCTCATCATTATGCATAATAGATTTTATACCATAGTCATGATAAAAGAAAAATGAAGCAAAGTCAAATTCTTTCTTTACTCTGTCAATCTCATATGAGAAATAGATTACAGTAATAGGAATATTTTCTTTAATACAATGTAATATAGGATGAATAACAAAACCAAAGTCTACTAATGTTGATTTACCTACTTTTGGACCAGCAGCTACACCATAGATAGCTTTCTTTTGAACACCATCTATAGCTCTGTCCAATGGTGGTAAACCTGTTGGTAAACCTTTATTCTCTCCTTCCTGACCTTGCTTTAATGCTTCAAGAAAATTCATTACTTCATTAGTTTATTATTAGGATCAATCTTATTCTTAGCTCTAGATTCTAGAACTCTTTCAATCCAATTATTCATCATAGAAGTTTTATAATTACCTTGACCATCATAGATAAATCTTTCTGCAGTCTTAACAAATTGTGGCTCTACTGTTCTAAGATAAAGAGTAGTTGCTTCCAACACATCTTCTTTTCTAACATGAGGATTCTCTGCAAAGAATAATTTCATTCTAAGAACACAAGTCTTTTTAGAACCTGCTCTCTCTTTATTCTTTGTTGCAAATAATTCTCTATATTGATTTACCCAATCCCATACAGAATCTACATTTTGTCCTTCATACAATGGCACATGCCATAGTAGTGTATTGGTCTTATAATCTCTTTCTACTATTCCAATATTATTTATAATTCTAATTGTTTTATCAGATATACAATCAGAATCTAATTCATGGAACATAGATAGAAGATATAAAGTACCTTCATTTAAATCTACACTTGCTTCTTTAAGCAACTTGGTTATCTCTGGATTCAACTTCATCATGTTCTTTTTTAACAGCTAAAAAAACTAATTTTTTACATTCATCAATATACCATTCAATTTGATTGTCAGGTACATAAGCAATCATACAGTTAAGTTCTGCTATTATTGCAACATTTCCAAAAGCATAGCTATCAATTAATTCTATTTCATTTGATTTAGCTCTGTTGGATACTAATGTCAAATAGTTTTTAATAGCACCTCTAAGATTCATCATCCTCATTTTATTGGAGTGAGTCATCTTTGATGGTTCTAATTCTGCTATTGCATACAATGCTGCATTTAATGTGGTAATCAATAAATAAATCTTTGCTACATTTTCAGTTGTCATACTTTTACAATTTTAATTTTATTGGGATCTAATCCTATTAATGCTTTTTTAACCCATTCCTCATCCACAGTATTTGCATAATATGTAATATAGATTTGAGCAATAGAGTCATCTTCCATGTTACACATCCTCATTACTTTTTGGATTGCACTTTCTTCAGAACTTTTCATCTGATGAAATATACCTATTTTGAGATTTGGAAATGTGATACCCATATTGGTCATCTCACATACTGAAAGCTTATTTATTGTACCTGTCATAAAGTTATCAAGAATCTCTGGAGAAGATTTAGAATGATAACCTGAAGCTAATTGATCAGCTATTTCAGTTCTTGCAGTAAATACTAAGCATCTGTCAAATTTAGCAATAATTTTTGATACTGCTTCTATTTTTGTCTTAGATTTATAAATTAAATCTGCTCTCTTAGAAGCATATTGCATCTTTACTGCTTCCATCTTTGAGTTATTCCATGCCATCCTTTTAAACTTATTGAATTGCTCAGTAAGATATTGATAATTAAGATATTCTGTAGTTTTAAATGGAGCTGTTTTACTGCCTGCATCTATATATTTATCTTTATTATCTAATGTTAATGGAACTAAATTAATTTCATAATTAGCAATAATACCATCTGTAATAGCTTCTTCTAAAGTATATTTAAAGATAGTCTTTAATCCTAGTTCATCTCTTAAAGTTTTTTCAGTTTCTTTAGAAATAGAACCAGATACACCTAGTAATGGCCCATCAAATTCTTGTAATGCTTGTATTTGAGAAGCAGATAAAGTATGTACCTCATCACATATAATAATGTCATACATATTTAAATTCTCTTCTTTGGATATACTTCTTTGATTTATGATTGCTATTGGAATATTTACATTCCATTTCTTTAATTCTGCAGTCCAAGATTCCATTATAGAATTATATGGTACAGTAATTAAAATCATTTGAGAAGTTTTCAATACATTAATAGCATCACATACAATTTTAGATTTACCAACTCTTGGTGCAACATTTATAATACCTCTGAAGTTATTCAGACATATCTTCTGAGTTGCTTGAGCTTGTATTTGATTCCTTAATTCCATTTATAATCTTTTTAATTGCTTTCAAATAATATTCTAAATTTAAGTTTTCTTTTAATTCTTCTGCATTTATTTTGGATAAGTCATTACATACTGTAGTTTTCCATCCACTTTCTATTTCTGTTTCTCTCCATTTATCAGGATTCTTAGGAAGTGGTGGCATTATCTTGATAAGAGATACACCATCATTAGTTACAATATATCTTACAAGTTTTTGTAATGTAGTATCTTCTTCTCCTACTCTTGCTACAAGTTTATGACCTTTTTGTACTTTAGCTCTCATAAAGAAATTAGATAATCCATTAGTTTCTATATCTTGTAATAGATATTGTTCAGGTTCTACATCAGATATAAAATATGCAGATACAGCTTCATTAATGATTAAAGCTGAATAATTCTCATGCAGTTCTAATTCTTTGTGAGTTTTAAATGCTGCACCCTTTCTTTTAACTTTACCTGTATCAGATATTGCCATATAATTGGATACATCTTTAATAATCATCTTATTATAATATACATACTCTAACTTTAATCCAGTTAATGTTTCCCACCAATCTATAATAGCAAATACTTTAGATAAATCTCCTCTCAATAATCTTACAGTTACACCATCAGTATTAGCTTGTAATAGTGTAGATATATTCATAAGAGCTTCAGCTAACATACAGATTAGAAGTTGACCATTAATGGTAATAGTCATAGTATATTTAGGATCATAAAATGCAGAGTGTTCTGAATTAGACTTACCATATACACCATTTAATTCTAGTTTTATAGAACTGTTATATATACTGCCTTTAGGATATTGATTTCTCTCATTATATCTTTTCTCATAGATATCACAAAACTCTTCACCTAAATGCTCAGGATATAATCTATTCTTTATTGCTAGATTAGGATAATATGAACTTACATCAATATCTATAATGATATAGTCTTCATCAGATTCATATATCCCTGGAGTTGTGCATGCATGTAATCCACCAGTACCAAATACAAATTCTATATTCTTATATAGTATATTCAGATTCTTTTGAACTCCCTTAGTCTTATTGACTTTATAATATCCATCTATTACTACAAGTTCTTCAAATGGTATTTCTGAGAATACTTTATAAGTTCCTTTAATTACTTTGGATTTAAAATATGTCAATAGTTTTTTAAATCCTTCTTGTTGAAACTCTACATAAAGAAATATAATATCTGATATATGAATTGTATCTCTATGAGTTTTCTTGGTTAGTTTATCTGCACCTATTTCCTTAGCTAACTTTAATGCAAAACTTTTCTCACCAATTTTAGGAGAATTCCATGACATCATATCAATACCATATTCTTTAGATAAAGATTCTCTAAGTGTAATAGCTTCCTTACTATAGTTATATAGTTTAAGAGTTGCTTCAATATCATTCCAACAATACTCTGATACTAAATCCATTTGAGATTCTGTTAAAATTGTATTGTGTTCAAATGGTAACTCTTGTATGTTAGTCATTTGAAATGCAAATTCCAATTGTTTTAATGAAGCTCTCCTTGCATCATTGTCAAAATGATGTAATAGCATTAAATCTACATTAGGACATAAAGTAAATCTTTTAGTGAACTTATTGTACTCATCATTAGTAATAAGATTATTAGAATGCTGTTTCAATGCAAATACTAAATCCTTACCCTTGAGATGTAATAGATTGATAAGTTTTTGTAATAGTTTACCATCATAGTTAATACAATTAAATCCAAATAATCTAATATCAGATTTTAACCATTCCATTAATGCTATTCTATTATCTTTTCTCGGAGATATTTCAAATGATATCTTTTCATCAGTATGTGTATTTTTTGCACATAGTAAAAAGTAATTTGGAAATATCTCAATGTCATACACATAGTCTTGCATAAAGTAAATACGTTTTAAGGCTAAAAAATAAAAAAGGGAAACCCCCAAAATAATACTCTTTCGAATATTAAATTAGGAATTTCCCATAAATTTTAGAGAACTTGGTCTGTATGATATGCTATTGCACCATCAACTTCCATCTCAATTTCTCTACTCATATAAACTTGGCCATTACCTCTGTAATCTTCATCTTCTCTTACTTCTTTGCTAAAGAATGTTCTACGATATTGAACATTACCATCAGCATCTAAGATTAGTTGACCTGCATTTTCATGAGTATCACCATATCTTACTGCTTGTGCATTAGCAAAATCAGCTTTAGCTTTCAAACCATTAGCAATTGCTTGCTTTTGATTATCATCTAAAATTGGTTCATTAGACAATACTTTATAAATACATGCATTTGGCAATGTATTTAGCATTGTTCTAATTTCAGTTTCACCTTTTCCTTCAGGTACTAGAATCCATGCTACTCTTGTTTCAGTAGATGTAAATTCTGTAGTTTCTCCTCCGAAATCAGCTTCTGAGAATAATCCATCTTGCAAATTAGAATTATACTTTTTAGAAGCATAGCTGCTTACAGTATTAATAATTTGCTTTACTTCCAAAGTTTTAGATCCAGCTTTCTGATAAGAATTGCTGAATAGTCTTGAGAATTGGATTTTTCCTCTTGTTGTTTTTACATTTTGTGCGTTGTTCATAATAATTAAAATTTAAATAGTTAATAAAAAATAGTGAATAAAAAAATAGTGAATAAAAAATAAAACAATAAATACTTATATAATAGAGTTGATTGTTTTTAAAACAAATGAGGCTAAAAAACCTCATCTGTCTGATATTACTGAGACACTCTAAACAATATATCTAAAATAAGATATATCATAACTTGGGGTGGGTGGGGAAAGAGTGAGAAACAATGAAAAAAATACTCTTGGTATTTCTACCAAGAGTACTAGACCTAAGACCAGTTAAAAGAACTTTTTCTTTAATCTTCATCATCTTCTACATCGCCATATATATCATATAATGTAATTAACATTATAGATAATAATGCAGGCCATGTTAAAAACATGAATAATATCTTTCCAAACTTTTTAAGTAAACCTAGATTTTTGATATCTAATCTTAATATCATTGCAAGTGTTACTAATCCACTTATATATAAATATAAAAACATAGTTATTGGTTTTCAGTTAATAGATTAAATGATTTTCTCCATCCATCTACTTTACCTGATGATGTTACAAATCTTATCATTGTTTGAGCATCATCCTGATAATTTTGAGATAGTTTATTTATATTGATGTGCATTATATTATTAAGCTTTTTTCTATTGTCATTGACTTTAGACTTTAATGCTCCTTTAGATATAAATGCCCATTGTCCTTCAGGGTATTTAGGATGAATAATGTTTTTAGATACAAGGTATCTTGCAATACTATGTTCTAATCTTAAAACATCATTAGATAATTTCTCTTTTACGTTTACTAATCTTTTACTTTTCATCTTCAAATGGTTTTAAATTATAGGTAATGTTATTTATTTCAATTGACTTATTGTAAAGTAAATCTCTTACTTGTTCATCAGATAAAAAAGGCATTTCAAATTTAATAGATGATGGTGCAGGTCTCTCAGGATACATTTGTATGAATAATTCTATACCATTTACTATTTTGGTGAGCATTGTTAGGTTTAATGTTATTATTCTCATGATTTAAAGTTTTGGTAAATGTAAAAATAATAATGGGGATTTCTCCCCATTTATTACAATAATTTTATTTTTTCATCAGAGAATAAAGGATACATTTTATCTATTTGCTCTTGTGATCTACCACATAGTAATGATAATTTAAATCCTGAATTGTAAATAACACTCAATGCACTTTTAGCTGAAATGAAATCTTTATAGATTAACATTACTCTATGATATGTTATTTCATTTATTGTTACTTGTTCAACATGTAATGTTTCACCAAGTAAATCAACATCAGCTCTTTTAATAGCTTGTGGGTTTTGTGTACTTAGAATTTGTACACAGAAATAATCTGGTTCTTTATGCTGTTGTGCTTTAGGTTGAGCATATGACATTAAAGAAATAAATACTGCTAGGATTGTGAAAATAGTGTTTTTCATGATGTGTGTGTTTTAAAATATGTAAAATAAAATACTCCAAATATGTAAAATAGAAAAGAAAACGTAATACTATATTATATATTATAATATAATAATATTATATAAACAAATAATAATAAAACTTTTTTCTTTTCTTTTTGTCAAACTTTTTCTTTTCTTTTTAAAAGTATTTTACAAAGAATTATAATAGATTCACTCCTTCATGTTAATCTCGTATTTGTATTAACTATTAATGAATCTACTTGTGCACAGTAATCATCTCTAATAACTTGTTATTTATAGGAGCTGAGATGAATATTATAATTCAATGTAAAATACTTACATTAAAAACTTTGCAAATTGTGTATCTTTAATTCTTACTAAACTTCAGAAATATACACTTGTTGAGTAATTTAAGCACTCTTACTTTTGATAATTATGCCGAGCAAAGTATTAATGTAAATTGTAATATACTCTCTACTTGTTTACAAACCTATCAGCATGCCTATTTTGTAAACTTTATAACGCTTCCCAGAGTATATTACAATATCTTATATAGCAAAATCAGCTTGTGTAATAAGCTGATTTTGCTTTCCCCATACATTTTATTATAGTTATTATAATAGTTTTTAATATGATATTATATTAAAAGTAAAACAGCTATTTAGGCTGTCTTACTTTCATCATACTTGAAAACTTATTATTTAAGTCTTCAGTAGTTAATACTGTAACTCCATTGTAAGCATTTATGCTATGATTTGGATTATCAGTATAAACACTTATAAAGCCATCATCACCAAAATAATACTCATCACATAGTAATTGTGTTGTGTATTCATTTTTGAAATGCCTAAAAGTTTTAGAACCATAGCTATTTAGTTCTGTAATGTAATTATAACCATCACTTGTTTTATAAAGTTCTGATTGTAATTTACTAACTTCAATTTGAGCTGCTTTATACTTTTCAATTAATTCTTTCATAGTTAATATGATTTAAAGAGTTTACGATATAATGTTCCAATATTATAACCAATGCCATGTAGTAGGCTTAATTTGAATTCATCTTTAGAGAATTCAGGTGCAAAATTATAATCATTTGCTAAATACCAACCAGCAATAAAGTTTTTCATATGGTTTTGTTTTAAAGTGTTTTGAAATAAAAGGCAATACTATATTATATGTTTTGGGATATTAAAGGGTATTGAGAATGTGGTTAAAAAGTGGGTGAATGGTGTCACACATATTTACATAACACATTATCAATACATTATATCAAACAAATAATACAAAAGTAATATCAAAACTAAGGTTGGGTGGGGAAATGGTGAAACATTATAACATATATTCTTTGCATATCAAGAATGTTTAAAAGAATATAAGAGGATCATTTAAGATCCTCATTATATTCAAATGTTCCAGTTTCAATATACTCTAATATCTCAGATTTGTAGGCATATTCATAGACTGCATTTTTAGTTGTAAGCATATAAACTTGTTTGCCATCATGTTTACCTTGAGGTTTTACAATACCTGCTATTACATATAATACAAATAATAGTTTCATATACAGTTGCATTTTAAAGTGTGAAATAAAGAAATAAAAAAATAAAGAGTTGCCTAAAAAGGCAACTCATATAAATCATCATTAGTATATTGATGTTCATAACCCTCATCATCATAACACTCATAATCATAATATAAATCATCAATTTCAAATCCTAAATCTAAAGCTGAATAGTCCATAATAATATAGTTTAAGTGTGATTAAATAATATAAAATAGAAGAGGATTAGTATCCTCTTCTATATCTATTAAACTTATCTGCAAATAAACCTATTAGCATAAAGCTCATAACAATCTCAAATGTTATTAATAATACTTCAAAGAAATCCATAGCTATATATATTAAATGTGTGAACAATAAGAATAACAGGGGAATGGTTAACCTACACCATAAGGACTAATTCCCCTGTTAATACGTTTATAGACTACACTCAAAGGTGTGAGTCTTAGGTGCTGAGTTAATCAATGCACCACTTAACCAATCAGGATTACCATCACCATCAGTAGTGGATGTGATAAACACAGCAGGTTTATTGCCATCAAATTCACGAGCAACTCTGAAGTATATAGGTGTTTCATTATCACCCATAACTCTAAAGCTCTTGGCTCCAGTTTCGTTATTAGTATAAACATTGATGGTATCAATGTTTAACAAAGACTTCAGCTCAGCAACAGACATAGAAAAATACTTAGTAGCACTCATAGTAGTATAGTTTAGAGTGTGAATAAAAATAATATCATAACCAAGAGTGGGTGGAAGAAGAAGGATATCCCCTAAAGATAGTTTGAGGGCAAATTTTAATTTGCCTGAAAACAAGGGTGGGGAGGTTTCTCCAAACCTTGGATGGGGTGGGGTAGTTTTAGTAGGCATCACACATCAACTATTTCTAAAAAAATATATACCTTAAAAAAAATTTTTCAAAAAAATTTTATAGCTTTGCTTAAAGAACTTTAAAGTAAAACTGAAAATGAAAGCTCTCTCTAAAAAACTCATTCTAAATACCAAGGATTATTATACTGTTCACCTATCAATTGTTAATGCTCTTATACCCACCAAGCTTACTCCTAAAGAAATAGATGTGCTTGGATTTTTTATGTCATTGCAAGGTGATATAGCTAAAGATAGATTTGGTACTACAGCAAGAAAACTAGTAATGAAAGAATTAAATTTATCTGATGGTGGACTAGGTAACTACTTAAAGTCATTAAAAGAAAAAGGATTTATATCTCCCAATAATGAGATACTCCCTATACTTATACCTAATTTAGATAAGCAAGAATTTTTCTTACAACTAATAAATCAAGATGCCAAGGAATCCATTGATTGAAAGATATTATGAAAAGGTAAAAGAAAAATATCCTCACTTAAAGGAGGATGAGTTTCATGCTATTGTCAATCATCCTTTTAAATACTTTAGAAGTAAAATGGTAGATCCAGATTTACCAGATATAAGGATAAAAGGTTTTGGTAGTTTTCAAGTTTATGCTACTCCTGTACTTAATGCTATAAAGAAACATGAAAAGGAGATACTAAGAAAGACTGAGAAAGGAACACTAAAAGAGAATGATTCAAATATTGAAAGACTAAAAATGTTAGAAGACTATGTTAAAGAAAATCCAACACTATTTAAAAAGATTAATGAAAGGAGAGGCAAGTCTGAGTGATATATATTATTATTTTCAAGGTCATCTTAGACAGCATCTGTACTACTCACCTAATAAGTACATGATAAGAAAGCATATACAGGAACAATTGGAATGGAGATTACATCAGGTAAAGCAAAAGAGTCCTGAATGTTTTTTTGATGCTCAATGTAAGTATTGTGGTTGTGATATTCCTGCATTAACCTTCTCTAATAAAACTTGTCATGGTGACTGTTATCCTCCAATGATGTCTAAGAAAAAATGGGATCAATATAAGAAAGATGAATTACTTAAAAAGATTTACAATAAACCAACTACATTACCTAAAAAACCTAAAGCCGATATTCCTAATGCCTGATGGATATTCAATAGAGCACAAAACATTATTTGATAAACTAGATAAAATTTATAAACAAACTATGTGGGATAAAGTAACTCATGACTTTGGTCAAGTAAAGCCTAATACTACATTAAAGGCAACCTTTACTTATAATGGTAAAGCACAAATTAAGCAAGTAACTGCATCCTGTGGTTGTACCCTAGTTGACTACAAAAAAGGATCTAACTTAATTGAGGCAGAATACACTTCTCCTAACTTTCCACAACATTTATTACATTCAGGAGTAGCAGAAAGCAATATAGCTAAATCTATTACTGTAACATTTAATGATAGGTCAGAACAAATTTTAATTATAAAAGCAACATTAATACCATGACACCAATGACAGATGAATTGCTCTTGGAAAGAGCACAAGAAGTTATCAATGCAGGACATGCATTCTTAAGACTATTTGATACTTTTAATAAGGATATGGAACCTTATATGGATAGAATCTCCAGTCTTATGGAAGTAGATGAAAGGTTTGATGATATGGAAGATAAATTTATTGTTTTAATGCAAAGACTAACTGTTAGATAATATGCAAACACTATCTCTTAATTCTACAGGACAAGATGTAATTACATTACAAAAGTCACTTTCTTCTAATGGGTACTATACTGTTGCCGATGGTGTATTTGGTAAAGGTACTGAATCTAATGTAATATCATTTCAAAGATCTAAAGGTCTTACCCCTGATGGTGTAGTAGGACCAGCTACTTGGTCAGCATTAGGTGTTAATAGTACTCCATCTACTCCACAAGGTTTTTCTCCTATTACTAAATGGTATCCTTTAAATCAAGGTCAATATGTTATTGCTAATAATTCTCCTATTGGTATTTGTTTACACCATACTGTATCTGCTGGATCTCCTTACATTGTGGTGGATGGATGGAATCTTGACACCAGAGGAACTGTTGGTACTCACTTCGTTATTGGTGGTATTGCTGTTAATGGTGATAATACCCATGATGGTACAATTGTTCAATGTGTTAACCTAAAGGATATTGTATATCACCTTAACACTACAAGAATGGGTAAGTCTAATTCCCATAATGAAAGTGCCAATAAACTTTATATTGGTATTGAACTTTGTGCTTATGGATGTTTAAGTGAAAAGAATGGCAGATACTATACTATGGATGGTGCTAACAGAGAAGTACCTGCAGAATATGTAGAGATACTTCAGACACCATGGAGAACATATAGATACTGGCATAGGTATTCTGATAAACAAATCCAGGCTACTGTAAATCTCATCAAGGAATTGAATACTAAACTTAACTTGGGGATTACTAAAGATACATTAGAAAATGAAGTATCTACTATATGTGACTTATCCTGGGATGCTCAGGCATTTAGAAGAAAGTTAACTTCTCATGGAAGTTTTGAAGATGGTAAGTTTGATATATACCCATCATTTAATTTGTTAAGTGCTTTAAAATCTATGTTTTAATGAAAGGTAATTATGTTGATGTATTAGTAGTGTGTAATAATTGTGGGTACTTTGCACACCATATATGTAGAGGTAATCAAATACCTAAGAAGTGTTTTGACTGTAAAAGTGAAGATATAGATTGTGATATTCAAGAGGACATAGAAGAATAGGTTATTTATATTAATATTGCATATACATAAAAGTAAGAATAAAAGAAATGTAAATTTATGGTTGAAATATTTGAAATTGATGGTTCTGTGGTAAGACCTGTAAAGGATATACTTCTTTTAAACCCATTTAAAGAAATATGGGAAAGGGATACTATTAAGCATAAAACTGTAGCAATAAATGAATTGGCTTATGTTTATTATATGGTGTCACCAAAGAAGAGTAATCCATTTGCTGGTTATCCTAATGACATCAAAGAGTCTAAGATTATTGAGGGTATATGGAAAGGTGAAGAATGGACTCCTGATGAATTAGTTAAGGAAGCTATGGATATGTATTCTAAGTTTCTTGATGAAGCATCACCATCAATGAGATACTATAATGCAGTTAAGGCTGGGGTAGAACAGACTATAAACTTTTTTCAGAATATTGATTTTAATGAGAGGACTGATAAAGGAATGCCTGTTTATAAGATTAGTGAAGTTATACCTGCATTAAAGTCTGCTAATGAAGTACTTAGATCTATGTCTGACTTACAGGAAAGAGTAGAACAAGAAGTATATGAAAGTTCTAAAACCAAAGCTGGTAAAGAAATTAATTATTTTGAAAGATAAAACTTTAAATCATGAACAAATTTTTAGATGCATTTGATGATGAAATTAGACCTATGAAATCCAAGTCTATGGATATGGGAATGGGTAAAGATTGTAGTGCTTTTATTTCTATGTTGTTTAAAGCAAAGGAAGATGCACATATTACTCATATTGAACAAAGAAGTAAAGCATTGGCTCCTCATGAGGCATTGTCTACATTTTATACTGAGTTAGATGGACTATTGGATACATTTGCTGAAACAGTAATGGGAATGCATGGTCAACTTACACTTTCTTTTAGTGCTAGTGCTATGGCTAATCCTTTATCTTACATGCAAATTTTATATACACAAGTAGGTAAAGAAAGAGAAATGTACACAGAAGGATGGATTCAAAATCAAATTGATGAAATCATGCAGCTTATTGCACATACTATTTACAGGTTGAAGTTTGTAACTACTGCACCTGCACAATAAATAACTGATAATGAGTAAAGTAAACTCAGTAAGAAATAAAGATGGTCATTGGATAAATGTAGAAGTGTTTAGAGAAGAAGCTAGACACTTTGAAAAATATGGGTACTACTGCCCAGATCCCTGGGGTTCTCCATCATGGCAGGCTTACTGGGAAGAGCAAATGAAGAGGACTATTGAAGGTTATGAGGTAGGAGGAGTTAAGATTACAGGTGATCATTACTTTTACCTCAACTTCTGTCCTATGATGAGAGTAGAGAAAGGAGCAGGAGGAAGAAAAGCTAAGAAGTTGGCAGGGTTTCCAGATTTTTGGGATGGTGATTATAATTTTCAATGGGCAACTGAAATAGCATATAATGGATTAGACCAACAAACATTAGAAGGATTAAATCTTGAGATAAGAATTGATCCTCAGTATCTTGATGGAGGAAGACATGTTATAGTAGGAAAATCAAGACGTAAAGGTTATTCATATAAAAATGCTGCTAAGGTTGCCAACAAATATAACAATACTCGTAACTCTCTTTCTATTATTGGTGCTTTTGAAAAGAAGTACTTATATCCTGAAGGAACTATGGGTATGGTGTCAGATTATCTTAACTTTCTTAATGAACATACAGGGTGGAGAAAGAATAGAGATTTTATTGATAAACAGGATCATAGAAAAGCATCATTTAAGGAAGTCATAAATGGCATAGCAATTGAGAAAGGTTATCAGTCACAAGTGTTAGCACTTACTTTTAAAGATAACCCAGATGCTGCCAGGGGTAAAGATGCTGTGTATGTTCTATTGGAAGAAGCAGGTAAGTTTCCTAATCTAAAGGATTCTTATATGGCTATTGAACCTACATTGAAAGCAGGTAAATATATAACAGGACAGATTATTATATTTGGTACAGGTGGTGATATGGAAGGTGGAACAGTAGATTTTGCTGAGATGTTTTATGACCCATTGACTTATAACCTAATGCCATTTATAAATACATGGGATGATAATGCAGAGAATACTAATTGTGGATTCTTCCATCCTATATTTTGGAATATGGATGGTTTTTATGATAAGCAAGGTAACTCACAAATAGAGGAAGCTACTAATCATGAGATGGGAGAAAGGGAGAAGATATTAAAGAATTCTTCTAATGGTATTGGAGTTATTCAAAGAAGGGTACAGGAATACCCACTTAAACCTAGTGAAGCATTCTTAACTGTATCTACTAATGACTTTCCTGTTACTGAACTTAGAAATAGATTAAACATAGTAGAAAGAGAAAAGTTATATGAAAAGAAAGGACAACCTGTAACATTGGTTAAAGAAGATAATAAGGTTAGAGCTATACCTGATTTAAAGAATGAGCTGGAAGCAGTATGGCATTATAAACCAAAGACTTTGGATTTAGCTGGGTGTCCTGTGATATATGAGTATCCTATGCCTAATCCACCAAAGGGATTATACAAGATAGGATATGACCCCTATCAGCAAGATCAAAGTTATGGAACTTCTTTGGGTGCTGTATATGTATATAAAGGTAACGCAACATTTTCATATACAAGAGATATGATTGTAGCAGCTTATGTAGGTAGGATGAAAACTGCTGATGATACTCATAGGATAGTAGAGTTATTGGCAGAGTTGTATAGTGCAGAGATT